GGCATGGCCCGCACGTCTGTGTCCAAGCGCTCCAGTGACCGGTAGATGTTGTTTAGCACCCAACCACCTAAGAACCCCGCAAGACTAACCGCGATGTTGAATAAAACTTGTGATTCCATTATCGAGCCAATGCGTTTTGATTTTCAGGTTCTGCGCGGCGTGACATTTCAGCCCCAAGCGCCCGAGTGCCTGCTACCCCTGCTGCGGCGCCAGCGCCAGGCGTTGCCGCACGACGAGCCGCTTGCAGTTTAATAGCGGCCTCAATTTGATCAGCGGCCACGGCGGGGTTGGTCAACTCACGCGCAATTTCCAACGCAATCTTGTCGTCCATGCGTAGCGCCAAGCGCTTAACGACATTGTTAAACACCGTAATTGGTACAGATAAGAAGTTTGGCAAAGGCAAACCAGATTCTTTACCAGTTTTTGTGGCCAAACTTTTAATGTCAGTGCCTGCATCTGCGCCCGCCTTGACCAAGCGCTGATACTCACCTTCACGCAATAGATCTTGCCGCACAGCGTTTACGTGGCTCAATTGATCAGGCGTAAATTGTCTGGTCAACTCGCCAATTCGTTGCTCAACTGCAAGCGCGTTAGCGCCCGCTGGCAATGGCGGCGCTAATTTATTACCGCTGGCTTTTGCAAGTTCTTCAATCTTTGCCAAACGAGCCGCGTCTTTTGCAACAACACCGACGCGTTCAGTGATGTTCATTCCGGCGCCGTCAAGAATTTTAAGTGGCTCCGCGTACTTTTTCATAAACGCGGCATGCGACTCAGGTGTCACGCGGCCAGCCGCGTCTGTTACTTCGCGGCGGTATAGGTCTTCAATACCCGTGCGGGCAAGTTTCATTGCGTCTGGGTTTTTGTCAAACAAACGCAAGAAGTCTTTGGCTTCACTTTCACCTTTGGGTTGGAAGTATCTGCTGACGACATCTTCTGGTTTGATCTTAGTCTCTTGCAAGTTTGTTTGCTTGAATAAGTTTGCGTTGATGCCTTCTTTAAAGCGCGGCGCGTATTGTGTGCGATAAGTATCCAGCGCGCCTTTGTACAGCGTTTTAGCTTCGTCGCTTAAAGTAGCGCTTGAGTTAACTGCGTCGTCAATTGCAGCGTGTAACTGCTTTAAGTTTCGCAATGTTGTGGCCGCCATAGGCGCGTTGCTAGCCGAGGCCGCCGCGATGTCTGCGTTGATGGCCTTGCGAACGTCATCAAGTTGCAAAAGCGTTGCTTCAGGCGTTGCTGGCGCGGCTGTAGGCGCCTTTGCTGTCTTAAAGCCTGCTTTACCAACAGTTACTGCTTCTGCTTCAGGCACAGACGGTACAAACCCGCGCAATTTGCGAACTGTGTCTGGCGCAGTCTCAGTAGCAAAACTTGACAACTTACGATCAAGAATGCGTTCTGCTTCACTGACAACTTTTGAAACGTCAATCTTTACGTCGCCAGCGGCTTCAAACGCCGCGTCATAGGCGGGCTTTATTACGTTTGTTTTGACTGCTTTTTGTTCAGCCTTGGCCGCGTCAATCAAGGTGCTACCAACTTCGCCGGGCGTTACGTTAACTAGGCCGCGATCAATTTTTGCTTGAATGCGTTGCTTAGATGCGTCAAATTTAGCCGCCGCGCGTACTTCTTGTTCTTGACGGGCAACAATGTTCTGCGCTTCTTTGGATGCGTAAATGTCTGCGGCGCCTGGCACTTGACGAGCGCGCGCTTGCAATACTGACAGCCCTACGCTACCAGCAGGCGCAGCGACTTCGCCGGCAGTAGGTGATGTGCCGGGGACGATTTGTGTGCGGCCACGCAAAGCATTGACAATCTCTTCACCCTTGTCGCCAACAGCTTTAACGTATTGGTCAAGTTTGATGTTCTTAAGTTTGTTTACGTACTCAGCGCCTTTAGTGATAACAGGGCTTACAACACCACGGCCAAAGGCTTCCATTGTCGCGCCTTCAAGCACGTTCTGTGCTTGACGGGTAGCGGATTGTGGGAGTGTTTCTTTACCGCTTTCGCCAGCGGCCAGACGCAACAACTCTTTAGCGCCAGCGTAACCAGCGCCTGCGCCGACTACGGTCCCTAGCGGTCCTGCGCTGGTTCCTACCACCGCACCGCCAGCGCTACCTAGCGCCTCAACAGCAGGCGCAATAAATTCCACTTGCTCTTTGCGTGGCTTGGCCGCAAGCGACATGCCCATCTCAAACGGCGCAGACAGTATGTCAAACATGCCGGCTTTGCCGCGTGGTGCGGGCGCTTCAGTTGGAGCGGCTTTAGGAGCGGCACCAAAGGTTTGTGCAGCAAAGGATTCTATTTGCGTTGGCGTTGCGTCATCTGGCCCTTCAAAGACATGAACAGTACCATCTGGACCTTGAACACGGTATTTGGTAGCCATTATCCACCTTCTTTTCCGAGATATTTGAACCCACCAGTATTTGCGGCAGGCGCGCCGCCGAGTGCTTTTGATGCTGGTAAATCACGGAACTGAGGAAAACGCTCAAAATCTTCAGACCGCGTTTTTTCATACTTATCTCGAATACGCGCTGCGGCGCCTCGCGCTTGTTCTTCTAATAAACCAATTTGTTCAAGTAAAGGTTTTGTACCTTTGACTTCATCTAGTACCGCAACTTGATCCGCCAAAACTTTCCATTCTTGCGTAGCAATAGATCCAATAGCGCCTGACATGGCCGCAGTTGCTTTACCCAAGGCAGTTACTTTTCCGCGTAAGTTAGCTAAACGTGTCTCCGCTTGCGCTGCGCCGCCTTCAGGGAATGATGGTAAGTATTTACCTGTAAATCCTGTAGCCGCAGATAATCCTGGTGATGTTTTTACTGCGTCAGCCGAAACTAATAGGTCATCTATCTGCGACAAAGCAGTCGCTGCGTTTTGATAATCTTTACCAACATCGGTACGCAAGTTAATTGTTTGTCCTTCTGTTAGCGGTTTTAACGCAGGCGCATTAACCGCTGGTTGCATTTTGTTACGCAACGCGTCTTCGCGGCTAACATATATTGCTTTACCTGTTGCTGGGTCAATAACCGCAACTGGCGCAGAGGGTTGTGCTGGTGGCCGGCTTTGTTGTGCAATAGCTATTTTTTGCGCTTGCACATCGGCAGGCAAAGGCACGTCTGCGTAAGAACCAACTGTGGCGGGCGCACCACTAAACGCAGGCACCCGCACAATGTCCGTAGCACCAGCACGGTTAACTGTTTGCGTTGAAGGTTTCAATTCGCTTGCACTAGCGCCTTGTTGCGCTAAAAACATCTGGCGTTCCGCAAACGGCATTGCTAAAAGATCCATTCCGCGTTTTGTAATGGTTGCTTTTTCAGCAGAGCTGTACAACGTTGATTCTGCAATATCTTCCAAATGTGCGGTGATATTAGCGTCGGAGGGGCGACCACTAATATCTCGATATGCTTGGCCCATCATTTTTTGTTTAGCTGCCGCTGCTTCGGCTAAAGATTTAGCTTCAGCGGCTTTTTGTGCAGCCGTAGTTGCGGCCTCTTTACGAAAGCTAATACCTAATTGAGGATTAACTTTAAACAACTGAGATTCATAATCAGCCGATGTAGGGTCTAAGCGACGCAATGCATTACGCTCTTCCAACGCCGCTTGCGACTCTTGCATTTTAAGCGCGTTCATTTGTTGCGCGTCTTGCGCAGCCATAATCTGCTGAAGTTGACCGTATTGCGCTAACTGATTAGGAACCTCAAGTGGCCTAACGCCAAGAGAAATGTTTGGATCAAGTGCCATAATTAACCTCCTCCGGGTGGTTGAACCATATACGATGGCACGTTAGAATAACCACCAGTATTTACCAATTGCATATTTTGATTTCTTTGCAAAGCGTTAACCAAATTATTACCTTGATTGTAATTTATATACGTACCCAAACCACCAGTCAAAGCGTTAGCCGCCCCAACTTGGCCAGCCGCTTGAGCCGCTGCGCCGCCAGTAATCATATTGCCCGCAGCGTTTGCATAGTTCTGGCCAGCTTGGCCAACTAAATTAGCTGAAGTTTGACCAATGCCTGCCAAGCCTGCTTGACGGTTGTACAACTGGTTTTCACTGGCCACGCCGGTGTTATACCCAGTCAATGCACGGTTGTAAGCGCTTTGGTATTCTTGCGACCCCATTTCTTGGCCAAATCGCGTAGCGGCTTTTAAAGCACCGCCAGAGATCAAGCCACCACGGGCGGCGGCTTGACGATCAAGGGATTTCTGGCCTTCGGACAATCGGAATGCGTAGCCTGGGTCAGCTTGATAATCGCCTGCACCAAATTTAAACGCGCCAGGTACATTACCCGCAGTGCGTTGCATCTCAGCTAATGCGTTATAACCAGCCTCACGATAAGGCGTTTGGTCAGCACGGGTTTGCTCGTACTGTTCTCTTTGAAGTTCAGCAGCACGATCAGCTGCGCCTGCTTGTGTTTTAGCCGCGCTTCTAGCTGAACTTGCGCCAACTACACTACTGACCGCTATGGCCCCTGCTACCCATCCAGACATGGCAATTCTCCTTGTAACGTGAGTCCAAAATTGACTCGCATTGATGCTCTGTAATCTACCAGTAATTCATCGCCTGCAAGTATTTTACGCGCAGCGACTGCATAAATGTCATCCCCTACTTTTTCGGGTCTGATATTGCAGTTAAACGAATGGTTGATAAACCGCCCGCCTGGCGTTCTTTTACCATCCACTCGGCCAGGGCATACAGTTTCCCCCGCCTCAAAATCGCGGGTTGCAAACAACCCTTTGCCGTGGATCGGCGAATCGCGCAATTCCACAGCCACGCCATCAGGCATTTCCATCAAATCAGACTCAGTATGGACAATTGCGTCCATTTCATTCTGAGTCATGCCAATCTGATAAAGAAACGCCCCATAATCAATTTGCGCCCTTTGGATGTCGGTGCGGCTGTCAGCAAGGCCACAGTCAGGCACAACATACAAACGGTCTTCTAACACCGCCAAATCAATGCAGTCGTCTGGGTTGTCGTACACATCCACCCAAACTACCTCATCTTCAAACACTCGGCCTGCGCGTTGCATTCCAGCTTTTGCCGGAAAATCACATGGGCCAGTAAAGACTTTAATGCCATCGTCCGTATTAACCGCAATCGTACCGCTTTCCACGCGAACGTGATATGGCGTCTTATGTTCTGCGCCGGTTAAGATTGTCCATGCTGGGATCGTAATCTTGCGCTCATAAACGCCTGGTTTAAAAATATGCTCAGTCACAATGTTGGCCTGCGGCATTTTTAAGAGTTCATTCTGCAACGCCAAGACCTTGCCCGACATGGACAAGGCTGGTGCAAAATTAAAACCTTTGCCGTAGGTTATTCTCATTAGGTCACCTCACGCCCAGAAACGCGAATATTGATTGCGCTGGCTGTGCCTGCAATTGTACTGATAAAGTCGCCAACGCCAAGAACTTGGCCAACCAGTTCAGGGAAGGTATAGACCTCAGACGCTTGCAAGGTCTTGGTCTTGGTGATCAAGTTGGTGTTGCCAGCCGAGCCAGCGGATGTGACCAAGTTCACGCTGATCGTGGCGGCAGACGCGCTGATGTTAGTCGCTGTGAACTTGTCAATGATGGCCGTAACGCCAGTCGCTGTGTACTGGGTTGTTTGGGCGTTTTCGGCAAATTTAGCCGGTACGAGGACTTTGACGGTGACTGTCATGGTTTACTCCAATAAGAGGCAGTTATTAGCGGCTTGTTGCATGATGACCCAATTTGTGCCGTCAGACACCATTGTCGCCCAATTTCCTACAACTGCCAAGAGGATTGCTGTGCCAGCGACTGTGCCGTCGATTAACACAACGTTGCTAGATGCAGACACCAAGGTCTGAGCCTGCAAATTCTTAAAAGTCAGATACCTACCAACGTACAAAGACGCTGAGGGCAAGGTCACCGTACACGTCGAGCCTGACTTGTTATTGATAATCCAAGTCTCATTAGCGGCAACGGTAAAGTCAGCGGTCTTGGTAACAGGCGCGCTAGACAGCGCGGCAATGCTTGCGCTTATTGCGCCAGCATCAACAATCGGTTGCACTTGCAAAGCCTCAATCTGCTTTTGCATCTCAGCCGTTTGGGACACCAAGGCCGAGCAACAGTCAACAAGATTGGCTTCTTGAATCTGTTTGATCAACTCAGCACTCAGGTCAACTGTTGGCGGCAGGGTCTGCAACTCTTGGTTGACCGACATCAAAGCCTGATCGTAAGACGAAATCAAAGACTCAGCGCTAAACGTCAAACCAGAATCGTCAATAACGCCCGTGGCAATATCATTCAACGACAGAAAGAACAAATACCAAGCGCGGTCAATCAGACCCGTGCGAGGGTCAATCAGCGGCACCCGTGGCGGCGTGATCGGCGTTGGCGTAGCGTTAGGGCTAGGCATTCGTTGGACTCAGAATAAGTTCTGCGCCCATGATTGCAATCTTCACAGGGTCAGTGCCAGACACTTCATAAACACGGTCACGCAACTTAGTTGTCATGCCAAGCCTACGCCACATCACGCGCTTGTAGTACTCGCCGATCTTGCCCATGGACTTCCAATGTTCGTTAGACCACGTATGGCCGCCGTCATCGGAAAAACGGAGCATGACTTGAGGGTCACTGCCCTGACCAAGATTCAGGCCAACGCCAGATTCGCAGTCAAGTTGCAGTGTGTGCTGGGCCGTGCGCTTAAGGTTGTTTTGGCCAGTCGGCAGCGCACGCCATGAGCGCAACCATTTCTGGATGCTGCCGTTGTCGCTAAAGTCGTCCAGATCAAACGCGTAGATGTTGCCGTTTTCAAAGTCGCCCACAACAATCTTGTTGTTAAACGCCATCTGACAATTACTGCGGTGGCGTGTAAAGTTACCGTCAGAAAACCCTGCACGCTCATGCCAGGCTTGTGTGGCCGCATCATAGACCCAAGTGGTGTTAGCACTAGGGAAAACCAGTACATAGAAGCTGTGGCCGTCTTGCTGATAAGTGTAGGCGATGGCGTCCGACAGATCAGCGTACTGTTGAATCTGCCACTCAACAGCGTGGGTTGAGATGCGAATGCCGGTGTAGCCGTTGGCGCGGTAGACAATACCTTGGCCACGGCGGTCACGGCCAAGCCAGAACAGGCCGTTGTCCATCTTGGCAACAGAGTAGGGGGCAGCACAGCCCAACTCGTTAAAAGCGCCCTGAATGCGTTGCAAAGGGTAATCCGTTGCGCCAGAGTCGTACCAGACCTCAATCGAGTTAGTGCCAAACGCCCACACCTCGCGGAAGTTGGACGCCACGGCGATCAGGCCGTCTGGTGAGCCTTCGGTGCTGGCAAAGTCGAGTGGGTCAATGGACGTGCCGTCTAGCAGCTGTGTCACCCACAGCAACTGGCTGTTGGGCTGGTTGAACACAAAATAACCGTCCAGATAGCAGACAGTCACAGCGCCTGGGAAGTCCGGATCGGTGATCTGGCCAAAAGCGTTTGTCGTGTTGTTGTAGATGTAGCTGGGGCCGTTGGCCGCAATGAACAACTGCGTGCCGTTGTCAGCCATGCTGACTGGCCCAGTACCGGCCACCGTGCCAAGTAGCGTAGCAACATACGCGGTGGTGATCTTGTAGAGCTGTGTGCCAGAAACAACAAAGGCTGTGCTGTCACTAGACGAGAACGCCCACAGGCCACGGACAGGGCCGTTGCCAATGGTGTTGAGAAGTTTGAGGCCAGGGGCGCGGTTTAGAAATGCAGGCTCTTTACCGGCCTCTGGGACGATCTCTGGAAACAGATTGACCATCCGAGCGTCTGCCGCATTGACAGAACGCGCTACATAAGTAGAGCCAAGAATCGGCGTCTTCATTAGTAGTTACCGGCATAGATGTTGAAACGCTGGCGGTTGGCCACCAATGCGTAAGGCAGTGCCATCACATCATCTGGGTTGTTGATGCGTTTGAGGTCACGCTTAGAAGTCATCGCAATGCGCTGCACTTGTGGGCTTGGCTCAACGCCAAACTCAGGGGCAAACTCCATGGCCAAGTTGTATGTAAACGCACGCAAATAGCCTGGTGGGTAGTACAGCACCGTAGATAGCGTGGCGGGGCGGTTTAGTTCTTCAACCGATACAAAGTGAAATTCCAAGTCTTGCGTTGGCCTTGGATAGAGATATATCTCAATATCAGGAAACGTCATGTTGACCCACATAACTTGTGGGTAAGTAGAAGTCACGGTCTTAACAGCAATACCGTTGTACTGCTGTTGGTTAATCATTTTGATGCCGTAAGACACGCCGTTGTTTGCTTTAAAGTACGTAGCATCATCAAGCAAAATGGGGCGAAGGCCTATGAAGTCACCAGTTGGGCCAAGGGTGCGGCTAATTAAGCCTGCTGGCCATGTGAAGATTTGATCTTGCGTAGAGAACACGGCTAAGCGCTCTGTGTTCCACGAATCAATCATCTGATTGAACGCCATCAAGGCGTCTTGTGACGTAGCCGCAGAGGGCGTCTCACCTTCAGCAAGCACACCGAGAAGTCTAAGCGCCCGTTCGATTTGTTGGCCAGCGGTGTACGTTGTCATTTTTAAACCTCAGCAGTGGTTTTTCTACGGCGTTTAACTTCCAGCACGTTCACAGGAGCCGCTTCAGTTTCAGAAGGCGTGTCTGGATTATAGCGAGTCCAGCCATTTCTTTCATCCATCTCAGCCTCTAAATCCATAGTCGCCACTTTGGCTCCATGTTCGGGATGTTCAAGATAAATAATCATAATTAAGAATGGGGGTGATTAGCCCCCATTTGGTTAGGATTGGCCGTGGATAACGCAAAAGTTAATCACAACAGCTTCAGACAGTGTACCGCCTGAAATGTTACGCAACGAGATGCTAACAGAGCCAGTAGTCAACGCATTAGCAAACGCGTTGTATGAACCAGGAGTCGCTTGGCCACCAGAGATCGTCAAGATCACGGTGTCATTTGCGCTGATTGTGCTGTTGTTCAAAGTGAACGTAGCGTTAGTGGCGGTATTCAAAGCCGCACCGTTCATAGTGATACGGCCCATAGACTTGTTCAGCGTGACCGCTGTGGACTTGTCTGTGGCTTGCGTCACTGTGCCGAATGCTTCTGCGGTATATCCCAACTCGCCACCAGACAGTACAAAGTTAGACCCAATAATGTCTTGGTCTTCAAAAGCAACACCGATTGATTTGGTATTGGAGGTCATGATGTTTCCTTTAAAAATGAGGGCCGAAGCCCCCATTGTTTACTTCAAGAAGGCCGAGTAGGCAGCGTCGCCGGTACGCACAAAACGGTATGTATGTGCGCCAAAACGTGGAACAGTCACAGAGCCGAAGATCGTAACGCCAGTGCCTGTGGTGACAGGAACAGTAGACGATGAGCCAGTGTTGTTGTTGTTGCAGATTGTCAACTCAAAAGCAGAGCCAACTTTTGCGCTAGGGATAGCTGCATCGAGCAACGCTGCTGTGGGCAGAGTCACGGTCAATGTAGCATCGCTGCCTTTGTTGCAAACAACCAAGCCAACAACTACTTGATCAGCGGTCAACGTGGTGTCGCCAGTCAAGGTTGTGGGAATAGTTTGAACCGTCAGTTGTGCTTCGAGCAAGTTGCCGTCACCAATTTGATAACCGCCTGCGCCATTAGGTAATGCCATGATAATTTCCTTAAAAATAAGTTAAGAAGATAGGGGCCGAAGCCCCAATCAGATTAGCCCCAGATACGGCAGCCCATTTGTGGGCGGATCGTGTTGAAGCCGTACAAAACGTCAATACGGCAAGGCATACGGTCATTGTTGATGTCATACTGACGCACGACACGCAAAGAGATACCGTTGTGGACTGCGCGCGCAGCCATGTCAACACCTTGTGGCAACAGCAAGTCAGCAGTTGCGAAGGTGATGGCGTCCTTGTGATAGACCAAGTTCTGTGCGTACTGGCTAGAAGCAGCGCCTACGAACACAACAGCAGCACCGGAAGCAGGGAAGCTGTCCACGGTGGCCAAAGCATTGGCAGAAGTGTAGATAGGAGCAACAGTCACGACGATTGCAGTGCCGCTGGCAGTGGCGTCAGCCAAAGCAACGAACTGGAACAACGAACCAGTGGATTCACGGGTCTGTGGGTTCACAGCAAAGCAACCAGCAACAGTGAACACGTCACCGGCTTTAACTGTCAGGCCAGAGCCGATAGTCAAAGCAATGCTTGCAGCACCTTGAGAAGTCACAGTGGTGGTTACAGAGTTGCCGGTGGCAACGCGTGAGCCAGTGGTGTGTTGCTTGATAGACTGAGACATGTTGATCTCGTCAAAGCCCAACACGCCAGTGCCCATCATGCCGTTCTTGAATTGCTTGCTGATAGTGTCTGTAGGATTGAACAGACCTTTCATGCCTTCAACCAAGCCAGCGTTAGCAGCAGGGTTCACGGTAGCGTAACGTGGGGACATCACGGCTGCGTTCTCGTTCAGCTTCTGCTGGGCTTGGAGCAAGACCAAAGAAGTAGAAGGAGTGGTGCCAGGTGTACCAACGGTGTTACCGATGGTTTTGTACGCATTGGCCACGTCTGCATCAATAGAAGATGCCAACTGGCTGATACGAGGCTTCAACACACGCTCTGCGAAGTCATCCAATTGCATGGTCAATTCAGCAGATGTGAAGTTGACACCGATGTGCTTTTGGCTGGCAACGGTCAAAGTGGTGAACTGCTCGTTGTCGTCTTGCACTTGCAAGGCGGCGCCGTCAGTTACCAAAGCGCGGTCAGGTAAACGGATACGGAGGGTAGAACCAATCTTAGCACCTTCAACAGCGAAGCTGTCGTCGTACTGGCGGTTCACGTTACGGGTAAGCACAAGGTTGTTCTCGAGGATTTCGAGAGCTTTTCTTGTGATCATATCAATCGTCAGAATACTGTTTGACATTTTAAAAGTCCTTTAAAAAAATTAGCGGTTCTGTGCTTCCCATTTTTTCACTTGTCGTTTGCGCTCGGCCTCAATCCACTGCGAATCCGTCATGGTCTTGGTAGACCTTGGATCAGTAGTGTCATAAGCCGACACTCCAGCGGAGCGTGCGGTGACAGGTGAAATCGGCGCTGGCGCAGATGTCGTTTTTCTAACTGGGGGCGCTGAAACCAATTTGGCCTCAATTTTCCCAATTTCCTTCGCCTGACTGAGTGGCGACATGCGTGAGATGCGATCTGCTTCTTTTGGATTAGAGCCGAGATAGTACGCTAACTCAGGCCCAACGTCCGAAGACTGAATCGTTTCTGCCATCACGTTTGTGATCGGAAGTTTAGGGTTGTAGGCGACTTGTTCAAAGTCGTCATACTTAGTCCTAGCTTCTTCTTCCAAGTCGTGATAACTCTCAAGAACTTGCGACTGCTGCTTTGCCGCTTCACGTTTGGCCAATAGTTCTTCGGCTTTCTGATAGGCCAGTGCTTCCGCATAGGCTTCAGGGCTTTCAAACTGGTCAACGGATGCTGACGGAGCTGCTTTTACGATTTGCGTTTCGGCAGATCGTTGTTGCTGTTCTCTTTCCCACTTACGTTGCTCTCTTGCGAGGCGTTTGCCAATAGCAGCGTCAAGTTCCTCTTGCGAGAATGTCTTGGCAGCCTGTGTTTCAGCTACTTCCGGCGTACTTTCAGCAACTTCAGGTGTGGCCGTCACATCCGTGGTTGGCGCGGAGTCTACTTCCGCTAGGGCTTGGACTTCTTCAGTCATGTTTTCTGAATCCTAAGATTCCTCGGTCAACCTGGCCGATACGGTTTTGTCAGCATTATGCTGGAATTTATACCCATGGTAAAGCAGGCTCAGATTCTTTTTGTGCCAACTGGCGTGCAATCTGGCCAGTTACTTGTGCTTCACCTTCGTCTTTAATAAGACGGGTGCTTGATTGTTGAGCGCCGTCAATGTCTTTCCAAGTGGTGACTTCTGGCTCAAAACACCAGTCAAGCACTTGTTGTTCAGTTAATTGTTCATATGGGACAAAGCTGTCACCGCGAACAAGGTTACGCTCATACCAAGCAGAAGCAGTGTTATCACCATCAATGCCTGTGACTATCAATCCAACTTTGACAATCAGATTGTCATTGGCGACTTGTACTTTATTAACTGTCCATTTGTATTCCATGATAGTTTCTTTGTTTATTAAGATGTTGAATCAATAATTAAACCGTAATTTGCAAGTGCCGCAATTAAAGAAGTAAGCGCTGCATTAGCACCTTTTGACCCCGTAACTGTTGGCTTAGTCGTTGTCAAAGCAGAGCCAAAAAACCCAACTCCGTTAGCAACATTTGCAGAACTAATTGTGGTGTTAAATGGCGCAGCGCCATTTCCGCTGCCAAGTTCATAATTGTCACCAAGTTGAGTCAGGGTGTTAAATCCAACACCATTAAACGGGTCTGAAAATGGGTAGTAGTTACCAATTGAGTTAAATGGGCATTTTTGCGTATTACCGCCAACAAGAACCCGAAAATTAGTGACAACAGTATTGCCAGAATCAAATTGATTGCCAATAAGATTAAATGGGCCACGCTTTTTATAGTTGATGTAAATGCCAGTTACAGTCATTGGCACTTGCACAGCTAAACGGCAACCAATAACCGACACAGGCCAAGCAGCGCCAGCCGCGCCAGAGTCTTGCAAAAAAGTTTCGCTAAGTTCAGATTGGCATCCAATCAAAGTAATTGCATTGTTTGGAACATCAAGGTATACGTCTTGCGTATTATCCCCAAAACCCGCATAAAGCGCGTGAAATGAGCCAGTCTTACAGTTGATGCCGGTAGTGCAACCAGTGTATGCGCCGCCAATGACTTTTATCATTTTGGATTGTGAGTTGTCAATGTAAATACCACTGACCAAGCTAGTTGCGTAACAGTTGTGCAATTCAATCAGATCGGTGTTGCCACTGAGTGATGTAAAGTACCAACCGTTTGCCGCGACTCCTTGAACCGCGCAATCAATAAATTTGATGTTGGTGCAAACTGTTGTGGGGGTTGCTGTTTGGTTGATGTTAAAACCATTTTGAACTGCGCCAGATGCAACAGAGACACCAATACCAGAAATTACAATTTCACGCGAATCGCGTATTTGAACTGCGTTGTCAAACGTACCCGCACATTGCAATTTGGCGGGGAGACTTTCGCCGTTATCTGTTTCCGAAACTAATTGAGTTCCTTTGTGATTGCTAAGCAAAAGTTGAGATGTAAGTTTGTATGTTCCTTTGGGCAAAAACACAGTTCTGCCATTGCCAGCATCTATTGCGGTTTGAATAGCTGCTTTACTATCAGCAACACCCGTAGGGTCGGCTCCATAATCAAGAACATTGATGGGAGCGCCAGCAATCATTGAGTAGGTTGCTTTTGTGAGTGACATGAATGATCCTTACTTTTTGCCGATAGGTAAAATTGTTACCAAGGAAGGGCTTGCGACAAAGGGCTTACTGGGGGTGTAATCATGCTGTCGATCTGGCCTTGTACGCATTGTTGTGCGCTAGTAATTTGGCTTTTGGGAATCCAGCTAATGACTTGAGTTTCCGTTAGATTTGCGTAGGGGGTAAAACTGGCAACGTCAGACGACAAGGCAAACTGGCTGCTATCGTCAATGTTGGCGGTGTAAATGCCTTCTACTCCAGTAACTTGCCACATGGCGGTGACTACAACGTCTGTCTTGCCATTAACTTCAGAGAGCGTATACATCTTAGTGATGGTGGTTGAAAATTGTGTCATGGTTATTTGCTTTCAAGTTGCGCTACGCGAGCGGTTAATTCTTTAATTGCGTTAATTAAATACCAAGTCAAATTATCTGCATTTACGGTCATTACACCAGTAGATTCGGTATTTACGCATTGTGGCAAAATTTGCTGGAGTTCTTGGGCAATAACTCCAAGTTGCACACCTTGTTTTTGAATGGCTTGGTCTTGCAAAAGATCAGTAACTTCTTCAGGCAAACGGTACTCAAAATTACGCACTTGAATTTGGTTAATGATGCTCAAGCCAATGTTGTTATCAACAATATTTTTCTTAAGGCGTTGGTCAGAAGTAATAGACCAAAGAGTTAAATTATTTCCTTGATAAACGCCGTTAGATGAACTTATAAAACCAGTGTTTGTCCCCTTACCTGTAGCTGAGGCGGTGCATATAACAATTTCATTAGATACGCCGACCGCTGATGGAGTTGCAGACCTACCTAAATAAGTATTATTGCTTCCAGTGGTCAAAGCCTCTCCAGCATTACTACCTAAAACCGTGTTACTGCTTCCTGTGCAGCTATAAAGGGCAGATGACCCAAAAGCCGAGTTGTTGCTGCCAGTGTTATTTTGCGAAATAGCTTGATGGCCCATGGCGGTGTTGTCGGAACCCGTGGTATTTTTACCTAAAGCGCCGTCAGTAGACCCTGTTGTTGCTCCTCCAAAAGCATTGTTTTTGGAGCCTGTTGAATTATTTTGAAGTGCTTGTCCACCAAAAGCCGCGTTATTATTTGCAGTATTGGTAGCCAAAGCCCTGTAGCCAAAAGCAGTAATACCTGTTGCGGTAATGCCTGTAAACGCAGCCTGATAGCCAACCGCTGTTAAATTTCCAATTGTGGTGTTAGCTTGGAGGGCTTGATAGCCAATGGCTACGCTGTTTGCCCCAGAACTTGTTGCTAATGCACTAATACCCACCGCAGTATTGGTAGCCACAGCCCCCGCGCCAAGCCCTACTGTCAAACCTTGGATTGAAGCTCCATTGGTACTTGTCAAACTTAAAGCACTTACAGCTCGACCAGCGGTCAAGTTAGCAACTGATACTTGTTTAGTTGTGCTGCTTTGCACAATAGGCAAAACTTCCGTACCCGCAAGCGGTGTGGTTGACGCCGTAAGCGCTGATATTTTTAAGTCTGCCATAGTTTATCCAATCAGTTAAACATTACTTCAATAAGTGAAGTGAGAGGTGGTGCTTCTGAAAACGTAAGTGTTGTTCCGCTAACAGTGTATGTATTTTTGTTTTGGTACACACCGTTAATATATACAAAAGTTGAATTTTCACTGCTTGGTGCGGAAGACAACGTAAAGTTTACTGTTGTGCCGTCACCTGTAAAATTTTGTATTTGATAAATTAGTACGCCAATTCCAAAAATATTGTCGTATGTAGCGATTAGTACATCAGTTGAATCAGTAAGAACAAATTTATACGGTACTGATGTAATCCAAATTTCACCGCCGCTAGATACTCGGCCAGCAGCGTCCAACACAACGGGATTTGTACGGGCGACATTTCCCGCGCTAGTCGTGTAGCTAACTAAAGGATTAGTTGTGCCAGCCGCGTAGGTGTACAACTTACCGCCAGTCAGAACTGCGCCGGTATTTGTGAAGAACTGGGCCGCTACACCGCCCACGGGAGAAAGGTATACAACGGCCATTTAGGTCACTCCAAAAGAATTTGTCCACCGTCCTCTTGGACGAGGTTGTCGCCAGATTCGGTAAGAAGGTTGCCCACCGAGCCACCACTGTCGCGTGTGCCTGAAAACAGCGTGACAATACCCGCTAGGCCAATGGCCACCGAATTGCGAAGGGCGACACCAAAGCTCATTGCTTGTTGATAGGTTTGCAGTACGCAGTGCCGTCTGTGCTACCAATTCGCAGCACACTGACGCGCCAAGGAGAGCCGTTTGAACTGAGTGTCAGAACAAAAGGAATTGGCGTGTAAGCTGGAATTGGTGTGCTGGCGCTAGTAGCAACAGCACCCACACCAACTTCAACGTAGCAAGGCACTTCGCACCAAACCAAAACGCCTTGAGGGCCAGCGTTCCATGCGGTTGTGTTGCCTGCACTTGCGCCAGCTGTTGCGGTGTAAGCGGGGAAATCCGCTTTGCTCATCGGGTTGAGTAGTTCCATCATATTTCCTTATGCCAAGAATTTGAGCTTGTACAGCGTGCGAAGATATATCTCAACGATATTATCTATCAATTGTTGCAGTGATGAGTCTGATTTATCACACACATCGTATCTTGCGGCTTCAATTTCAGCAAGCGAATCTTGCAGGAATTCGATGATATTAGCCGTCTTTTTGGCCGAATGCAGGGTGATAGGGCCAATCAAACCGTAGCGGCCTTGGTAGGCTTCAGCAAAGTCATCAGCCGCACCAATGATGCGGTTGTAGAAGATGTTGAGCGCTTCATGCTTGCTGAAACTGCGGGTGTTCAGGTGAACACTGTGCGCAACGTCACGGGCTAGGAACAGCAAGCCTAAAAATTCATTCGCTTTCATTGTGGCATTCCTTGTGGGGGCATCATTTGTTGTTCTTCCATGGCCATAGGTTCTTCACGCATCTCAGGCATCTGGTTCATCATGCTCTGCGACTCCATGGCCGCCGCGACCACGCCCATGGCGATGTCTTGGATCTGCTCTTCGGTCATACCGGCCTGCACCGCAGCAATACGCTTGGTTTCGGCATCGTACAGCTTGATCTGAGCCTCAAAGTCCTTGCGCTCCAAGTCCTGCATCTCAATTGATTTGCCGACATTCTGGATCATCTGGTGCATCTGCTCCATCTCAGCACCCATGGCCTGAATCTGTTGCTGCGCTGCCTGCAATGCTGGATCGTCCTCGCCGTCCGACAAGAACTTAGGATCAATGGTCTTGGCAAAGCGCTTAGACATTTCCTGCGCGCCAGGCCAGTCCATGTTCTTAACAAACAAGTCGCCAGCCACAGACCACAGTTGGGGATTACCCTGAAGCAGTTGAGCCATGGCTTCCAAGGCCTCTTGGCGCTTGGTTGCGTAGCCTGGGCCAGTCGTGGCCACCACATCGTACTTGCCAACACCAGGGTTGTAAATCTTCTCGATCACAATACCCTGCTCGTTGACAATCTTGTTGACGGGTTGCGGCTGGTCAGGGTTGATCTTGACCATCTTAGTCTCGCCGTCTTCACCAATGATGCGAGCAATGCGCTGAGTGTCGTAAATCTTGGGAATTAAGTCCACCAACTGACGAGCCACATGGCGCACGGCACGGGTCAGGTTGTCACCATAGTGGAAAGTACCTACGTCACCCTCACGTTGGCGGGCCAGAATGGCTTTACCAGAGCGTTCGTTGCTTCCCATGCCGAGTGATGCGTTATATTGGCCAGTTGTTGACTTAATGTCCTCAGATGCGCCTGCCTTGGCCTGCAATAGACCGCTAGAGGCCATTGGCGGTTGTGCCCGCTGGGGTAGTGGCAAGACTGCACCTTGGCCGTCTGTAACGTCAGGATTTACTTCAAGGTAAGGCCAGTTGTTTGTGTTGGCTGTCTTCCACTTGTCCTCATAGCCCTCGAACTGGCCACCATAGCCAATGAACGGAGCCTTGGGAGCCAAAGCCAGCATCTCAGCTTCCTGAGACACCCAATAGTTGTACATGCGCTGGGCATCTTTGGCGTTACGCACAAGACCAGAGACATACAAACGGCCATCAACCTCGAATTCGTTGCCAACAACACGGATCACAGGAATCCATTTGCCAGCCCATTCTTTTTGTTCAAGGATTTCGTAGCCGTTGATCTTGCAATACATTACCCGTGGGCGTTCAGACTCGCGCGACTTGATGGCCTTGCCAAACATGTCCTTGAGCATCTTGTCTTCAGGCGTGCCTTCAAAGGCCGACTGGTTGCCGGGGTACAAATTCAGCTTGGTTGTGTCGTATTCAATGTAGTAATAACCGGCAATGCGCACTGTGTCTTCATTTAGCCAATTGCTGATTGACTGGTCACCCACACCAAGGGACTGGAGCGTAGAAATAGGCGCAGCATCAGGATACTGACGTTCATATTCTGCTTTGGTTAGGTCTTCGGTGATAAAGCAATACGTTGCATCTGCGCCCGTTGGGTCTTGGATCAGAGGATCCATGTAGACCGAGAAGGAGTTACGCACACGGCCAATCTTGATGTCCTGATCGAATGTGTTCTCATCACAATACTCGGTCATCAGGGTGATGTAACCCTCGCCGTAGGCAACTTGATTCTCACACGCCGTGTCATAGGCAACATCAGCATCGCTCATGTACTCAATGTGGCGAATCATGCCGTTAAAAATGTCTGCCACTTCCACGTCAGCGTCGTCATCGACTGGGATGACCCGTGCGCCTGGGCGGTTCTGACGCATGTCATTCGTTACTTGACGAACGTGTTGCGGCAGCTTGTTAATTGTTAGTGTTGGGCGGGCGTTAATAGTCTGACCTTGCACCGCGCCGCGAGTGGCCAAAACGTCAGCAGGCCACTGCCAATGATTGTCGGGAGATCCAGCATAAAAGCGCAGATCGTCAATTTCGTCTTCGCGGCTTTCAGCCAAAGCGGAGACGGCCATGTCCAACCGCGAACGGGCGGTCGTCAATATATCTGAATCGCTCTTTTTAGGCTTACCGCCAGCCGCTACGTTAGCCGCTGCAACAATACCAGTAGGATCATTCATTCCAAAACCCCTAAAATATGAGGCTCACGCATGATGACATAGTCTTTGCCATCTTGTTTGAATTCTTGCCCTACATCGAAGTATACATGGTCACCAACTTTGATGTCTAGGCATTTTGGGCCAATCGCAACAGCAATGCCAGTACCTAGCTTCTCAGTCTGAGGCAGCACAAACAAGGGGTGCTTGTCCACATCGCGCTCAATGATGATGCAGTTTTGCAGTGCTTTCATTTCTTCTTGGCCGGTGCGGCTCTTTTGACAGCATAGGCAATTGCCACGGCCTGCTTGACTGGTTTGCCAGCTTTGACTTCAGCTTTGACGTTCTTGCGGAAGGCTTCGGGTGATTTGGATTTGACAAGTGGCATGATTACTTCTTCTTGGCTGTCTTGGCCGAGTCTTTGAAGTCCTTGGCTGTCGGTGCGCCTTTGGCACCAGGCTGGCGCATTTTCTCTTTGCTGCCAGCAGCTATGCGAGCCTGTTTTGCATGAATATTTGCATAGAGTCCGGGTTTAGTCGCCATATCAACACTTCCATCGTTTAAGAGCTGCTTTAGCGCGTTCGCCATCCTTGGCGTTGGCCGCTACTGCGCCCATCCTTGCACAAAATGAATCTTTGCGGCCTTGGTCTGCTTTAGTCTTGGGGTTAGGCGCTGGCGCCTTCAAGTTAGAACCAGTGGCAGCGTTGTACTTCTCACGCCCTTTGGCTGTCAGGCCAGCACCCTTAGACACCGGCAACTTTTCGCCGCGTCCGACTGACAGTGATACTGACTTTTTAGCCATTACGACCCCATCCAAGATGTGTTGACCACGCTTCTGTCACTGTACATGCGGCGCTGCGTGGGTTCACGCGCCTCACGGTGGGCCACGGCAAAGGCAAAAGTCACGCAGATCGCGTCTGCCGCGTCTGGCGAGGCCAGTCCGCGTGCCTTCATGTCCTTTTTCGACTCCAAGAAAATAGTACCCTTAGAGTCGGGCTTCATCATAGGCGAAATTAAATCAGTTTTAAGAAACCTGTCAAGCGGGATTGAAGCAGTTTTCAACCAATCCTTCATTTTGCCCCACATTTCGGCCCTTTTGTTGCCATACATGATTGGATTCGTTGATTTATTGCCAAAGTTGACACCTTTGATTTTGTACCTTTGCTCCTTCAAACGGTCAACAATACCCGCCCCAAGGCCGCCCTCGTCGATCACAACTAGCGTGGGCTTGTACTGCTCAATCGCCTCAATCACATGGCCAACCACCGTCATGGTGTCGTCGCCCCGATGGCGCTGGATAGCAATAATGTCCCGCCCTTGCCTAACCGCGATGACTGTTGCATCCGCGCCAAAGCGGGCGGGGTCTACGCCGATCACTATTGGCGCGCTTTGGTCTTGATACTTAGGCCGCTTCATTGCTTCATCTACCAAGTTGGCTGATATGAACTGATCGTCGCCTTCCGAGGGAAACTGACCGTACACCTCGACGTGCGCCTGACTAGAGTCAGCGCCGTATTCGTCGATGATCTGCTGATAGACCTGCTTGTCCGTGCCTTCGACCGTTCGGGCGTCAACCACCTTGGTTATCCAGAATTCCCGTTTGCTGTTAAACGCTTCGTAGAAATACCCAGTGTTGCGCCGTGGGTTAGAGAACGCCATCCAGAAACGGTTAGGCGTGTTTTCTGTAAAGAATCCACTTGTCACCGCCCATATGCTGTCTTCAATACCTGACGCCTCGTCAAACACAACCAGCACACCGTCGAAGTTGTGGACACCCGCATAGGCGTCGGGATTTTCCGCTGACCACAAGCGCCCTTCCACGCCCCAGTAGCGTGTGCCTTTCTTAAGATCACGCTCGACCAATTCGGTGAGCCACTTGGCTGGCATGACCCTTGTCGCCGAGACTTCAAACCAATGGCTGTTGATGGCAGTCGCTAACCACTTGGTAATCTCGGCCCATGTGACCGAGCGTAGCTGAGACTCACTGTTAGCCGAGATGATGGTCGTCGAGCCGATGCGGGTTGTGAGCATCCAAATTGTGATCCATGAGACTAACGCCGATTTACCAATACCACGGCCAGAACTGACGGCGTGTCTCAAGGTATTGAAGTCTAGCTTGCCTTTGTTAGCTTGGATGTGGTCGGTAATCTCTTGCAAGACCTCACGTTGCCATTTGCGTGGGCCTTTGAAATGCTCTAGCGGTGTGCCTGGTTGACCCCAAGGAAACGCAAACATTACAAACGCAAGCGGGTTGTCCTTGATCGCTGGCGCCCATAGCCGCGCCATGAGTTCCTGTTCGTCTTCAGCGCTGTATATGGTCGATTGCATGAATTGTTGGCTCGATTATGTTGGCGTCTTCTACTGTCAGCGCTCGCTTAGTCGCCTCGGCCAGCGCGCCAGTGATGGAGATGCGCTGATCCACTTCGACAGATATGGCCTGCTTGGCCACCCAGCCGTGTTGATGTTTGAGGATTTCTAACGCCATCTTAGCGTCGCCTTCTAGCGCGGCGGCGTGCATGACTCGGGAGAGTTCTATCTCGCCATCTGCCTTGCCCTTTTGCGCAGCCATCTCAACCACGGGGTCAAGTTGCGTAAGTTGTCGATATTCGGTGGGCAGCATGCCAGCGGCAAGCGCCAAGGTATCGCCCTTAAGGCCAAGTTTGGCCGCGTCATATACCGCCTTCAAGCGCGACTCTGTTGCTTCGACCTTGCGCGGTGTAAATGGAATCGAGTAGAACATTTGCTCTCCATGCTTTTTGCACGTGTCTGGATTCTACAAGAAAAAAAAATTTGTAGATAAAAAAATTGTTCACGACCCGTACGTTTCTGACGGCCCTTTGCCGCCGGCCCTGCCCGGGGCCACCCAGCCGCATGCCCCCGGCCATGGCGCCAGCCGGCGGACCGGCCGCGCAGCCACTGGGTCATTTGGGTCATTTGGGTCATGGTTTTAAATTGCAAGCTGGCGCCGGTGGCCGGTGGCCATTGGGTCATTTGGGTCATTTATTTTGCATAGCCAAAGTGACCCAAAGCATGGGCCATGCGCGCGCGTCGAATTTAGGTCTTTGGGTCATTTGGGTCATTTGGTCATCGTTTTTAAATTGGTGGCCGGAGCGGCGTTGACAACCCGTGCATGATTTTATAGGTATTAACCCTTATATCAAAATCTTTTATTTTCTTAATTGGAAACCATGACCCAAATGACCCAAAGCATACCGCATCCCAGTATTTGCGCTGGCTGGCGCTTAGGTCAATCGGCGCGCCAGCATGGCCAATTGATAACCCAAAAGACCCAAAGCCCTACAGTTTAGAAGGCCATTGCAAATAAGTGTTGACACGATGTAAAACAATTCTTTACAATAGCTACACTGGTACAAAACGCCGGTAAACACTCAACTAATCTAAGGTACAAAATGACAAAATCTGAAATTCGCGAATTGCAAATCATCACAAAATACAGCGCAGCCGGCTTAGGTCCGGACTATGTGGCGCGCGCTATATCGGCGCTCATTCGCGCCGCACGCAGCAACAAAAGCGCCGAAGCGCTGCGCGCCCATGCCCTGGCATTCGGCGTCACAAATCACCCTGAATTTATCGCTTAACTAAACCGGCCGGCTTTGCGCCGGCCATTAACTAAAAGGCAAAACAACATGAAAAAAGCATTATTAGATTTATTGGCCGTGGCCATCATCGCCGGCGCTTTGCTTGTCGGCGCCCTTGCTTATTTTGACGTACTGGTGAAATGATATGAAAAAACCCCTAGGCTATATTTTGTACGAAGGCCCATCGATGATCGATGGCTCGCCGATCGTTGTCATTGTGAACAAGATTGACGGGTCCGACAATGCGAAAACCGGCGCCATGGTCCAGACATTTATTATCCGGTCCGACGTCGCGCCGACCGAAGCGTTGCGGACTGGTGACGACGTGTCGATTTGCGGCGATTGTGGCCACCGGCCGTATTTGATCAAAACCGGCCAAAGTGACGAGCCCCCATGCTACGTGAACGTCGGCCGATCGGTCCGGGCGGTTTACGACGCATACAAGCGCGGCCGGTACGAGCGCGCCAGCGCCGACACAATCGCGCGCGTCATCGCCGGTTTACTCTTGAGAATCGGAACCTATGGGGACCCGTTCGCGGCGCCGGTGGAATACTGGCAAGCGCTTGTAAAATTTGTGGCCGGTCATTCGGGTTATTCGCATGCATGGAAAAACCCAAATTTTGATCATGCTGCATGGGGTCCACTATTGATGGCCAGCGCCGATAGCATCGACGACGC